TTTCAACATTGGATTCAAAACCAGGGTCATACTTCATTGTTACATTGTGAGAGTGAGTTCACATTGACAAGACAGTTAACCCAACTATTTCCTACTGCTGATATTAAAAAAGGAGAAGTAGATGATGAGCATTCACAAAGTATATTCATGAAACGATTCCGAAAACCTACAGTTTATTGCCACTGGTTGGACCAAGAAGATAATGTATCAAAAGACCAGATGTTGTCTATTCATAAGCAATTTTCACAGTATGGATGTTGCGGTATTTATTTGTCCCATAAATCAGGGTTCATTGATAAGAAAGATTACCAATTAGACGTTCATAACAACCAACTTGTCATTTATTTACATAACCTTTCTATAAATCCTGATAAATTGGAACAAGCATTTCAAATGATCGACCATTTGATGTTACGTTGGAATGAAATTACCAATGAAAAAGAATCCACGGAAATATCTATCACGAAAGACTGTTTGGAAAGGATTAATAACGAGTATCAATTATTCTTGAGTCAAAAATCTTCCATCTCTGACTTGTTAAAAGATACACATAAGAAACTCAATCAGCAATTAGATGACATCAAATTCCCTTTTTTGGAAGATTATTTGTCTGGATATTATTGCGCTCCCGTTCGTTCCAATGGATTGAAATGCGACATTTGTAAGAATTACAATGCAAATAATTTGAAAGCATTAGCCGCTCATAAACGAGGTTGTTTACGAAAACACCCTAATATAGGTAAGAATAATAAGGAGAACAAAGAAAATATTCGAAATACTAACTAAATAATTAGTTAGTAGATTAGATTAAATCATATGACATTTTTGTTTGTTTTATAGAATAATTTATTGAAATAATAAAAGTGTATGTCAAGAACCAATGTGTAGTGTTTGAGGTTGAATTGCATTATTGAGTTTATTTACCTTTTTTAAGGTATTATTACAAATGAGACGGTGTGTCTCAATATTATACCTTTTTTAAGGTATTATTACAAATGAGACGGTGTGTCTCAATATTATATTAAGTATTATATTTGGTTTTTATTTTGTGATACAAAAAAAATCACAAAATGATGAATATTGAATATTTATAATTATAAATGTAATTTATAAATTGATATGCGTTTATTTTAGATTGTATATTATAAAATTTTTGAGTATTATATAGTATTCATAATTTTATATAATTATGTCAGATTCCGACACCGAAATTGTTGACACCAGTAATAATACTCCCATTGACCTAAGCTTTGTAAGTCCTGTTATTGTTTCTGACCTTTCTAACACGATCATTACAGGAGAAGGATATGAAATAGAACACGCAGAAGGAAAAGACGAAGATGGAGATGAATTGGTAAAAACTACATTTGAGACCACAGAACCCGATAAGTATGACCCTCAAATCGAACAAGATTTGAATAAAACTGTGGAGACCTACGACGATACATCTGGAAACAGCGTCACAAACAATCTTTTGGATGAAATCAAAGATTATGCAAGTCAATTACAATGCTCTGATTTCCACGGTAAAGGTTCGATTGATGACTATAATGAGTTGTTTTTGGCTGCTTCCCGAATTGCAAATGATGCAAAACAAATGGAACTAGATGTTAATATTGATGGGTTCAATGAATTTGCCGATGCAGCAGATCAACTCAGCGAATTATTCGAAGGATTCATCTTAAAATTAAACAGTGTAAGTGTTATTACTGATGTTAATTTTTTAACACAAGTATTATCTGCGCTAAAACGCATTGTTAATTTATCAGAGACCTTTGGTCGTTTCAAACAAGTCATTTTTTCTACCACAACAATACAGCTTCCACAGTCTGCCCAAGAAACTAAAGTTGTATTAGATGGGGTTATGTCTGAATTAAACTGTGCGATGAAGTATATCGACCATTTTGTCACTCCTAGTGATGATCCATCAATGAATAATGCATCTTTGTCTGATGAAGAAAAACATATCATAGAAAAATCAGTTGAGACCATTAATAATTGGAACACTTTATGTGAGTATGGTGTTAGTATTGCAATGTCCAATGACGAAAACATTCAATGTATTCAAGATTACAGCAATGATTTACATGGAAAATCCGTCACTCTGGTCTCTGCTGCTAATTCATTACGGGCAAAATTGGCTCAGTTTAATATTTTGTAAATAAAATAAATAGTATTTGCGTGTATACTATGTATTATGGAACGTCCAGATTGGGATTCTTATTTCAAAGAAATCGTTCAAGTTACTTCACGAAGGTCTCCTTGTGAACGTCTTCAAGTTGGTTGTTTATTGGTTAGAGATAATCGAATTGTTAGTCAGGGATATAACGGGTTTCTTCCAGGATGCCCTCATAAAAGCATTGTGAGGGACAATCATGAACAAGCAACTATTCATGCAGAGCAAAATGCATTATGTGATTGTGCCAAACGCGGCGTCTCTTCGGATGGGTGTATTGCTTATATAACTCATTATCCTTGTTTAATATGTACACGATTGTTATTAGCTTCCGGTATTTCCCAAATCAAATATATTCTAGACTATAAAAATGATGACTTGGTTTCCTATTTTGTAAAACAAAAAGGAGTACCCATCAAAAAACTATAAAATTGAAATAATTTTCTTGGTATATCTCAGGGTATCTAATACTCTAAACAATCAAGCAACAACAATGGAACTTCTTTCCTCACTACCCACCAAGCTAAACGAAATCGTTAATACATACACAACCCCAAAAAAGGAACCAGAATTTGGGTCTTTAGGATGGTTACCCGCTTCTCAAACTCCTTATCTTAATCAAATCCGCGATGATTTATACTACTTGACCAATACTAAAGAAGTATTGTATTTCACTGAATACTTTTTGGAATTAGTTCCAATGGACTTGGCGTTTTCTGTGCGAGAATATTTCAAGTATGAATATAACGACACCAAACAATGTTGGGCAGTTAAAGAAAAACCAACTAATCACTTTCATCTTGCTAACCGAATGTATCAAATCATTTTCCAACTAGAGCACCGTGTTCGTGGCATTGATATGGTCACTGGAGATATATGGTTTAACAATGAGTCCTCAGCACATATTAGTCAGTTTTTCGTAGATAACAACGCCCTCAATCGTATCAACAAATTAATTGATTCATTGATTGTGTAAAATTGAAATCCATTTATAGGTAAATCGAATGATAAACAATGGACCCTATTTATTACGACTTCACAATTGATTTTGACAAGGCCAGTGAGTTATGGCGTTCAAACAAAAAACATATTGGTTGCGGACATTACCAATATGTTTGCGGTTCACTATGTAAGAACGGTAAGTATTGCCAAAAAAAAACAGAATGTGGTTTCAAATGCCACCTTCATAAAAAAACAAATAAAAAGTCCCTAATTTAAACATTCAATAACTTCATAATAAAATCTTTCTATTTTTTATACAATGTCATCTAGTAATAAAAAATGTGTATCATTTAGTATATTAAGTCATGGACGCTATTTTAACCCAAAAGAACAAAAATTTAAAGCACAGTTTACAGTGCCAAAAAACATACGATTGATCCAATATACTCCACCTGGTAACCTATTATATGTTCCTATTGTGAAGGACATTGTTCCTTATGTTACCCCTTGTAGTGAAAAATTATTTCCAAAAACAAATTATTATATAGGATATCCAAGTGGAAATATTTTTTCATCTATTATTCAACCCCAGAAAAATGAACCCGGAACAATGGTAAATAACATGATATTGGACTTTCTAGATGATTTTGTTGATAATAGCAAATCTGGTATTAAAGAATACACCTCATCACATCCCAAAGGAGAATTGATAAACTATAAATCAAAAGATACATATGGTCCTAGTTCATCGTGGTCTCTTGATATGGTTTTAACTATGATAAGTGATTATATAAAAGAATATTACAAAGAAGGTACTATTGCAATTGTTCATCAGTTTTCTTGTCATGTTGGTTCATTCTTAGAAAAAAGGCGTTCAAAAGTAACATCTGCCGATATAAACGATTTAACCAAACAACTTGATGCTATGACTATTACAGAATTGCCAGTAATCACAGTAGAAAAACATGATAAAGAAGGTGGTGATATTTCAACAGTAGGGACTGATTTGAGTAAAGTTAAAAAAGACCTTATACGTCATCAAAAAAAACAAAATAAACGTTCTCAATCCAAAAGCAAATCAAAAACAAGAAAACGTAAACGTACGGCAAGCATCAGTTCTTCAAGCAATACTAGAAAACGTTACAAACTAAGTAACAAGTAAATCTTGAGACGCCATTTGTTGTAACTCAATCTCACAATTGGCTCTTTCAATGAATTCGTCGTCACTCAATTTCTTAGGTTTTTCTTCTCGTGCCTTTAATAATTCAATGACAATGGTAAATAATTGTCCTTGTGTTGCTTTCAATGTATATAGTTCATTTTGTTTCATATTATATAATTTAAATTCACGTGATTCTTCTGTAGGGTCTCCACGATGTTTCATTTTCCATAACCAAGCATAGATTGCAACCTGTATAAAATGTTCAATGGTTGTTTCTGTAGTACATTTCAATTCAAATACACTTCGTTCCGTCACCAAATCAACACGCCCTTTGAATTTTATTCGATACGACAACGACATTTTCTCTTTAATGGCCATATTAATGTCATCATGAACATCTTCTTCGTCTTCTTCAACAATATTGATTTCTGGGGTCAAATGTCCTGACAATTCATCATTCAATACAACATCAAAACTTTTCTTACATTGTTCAATCATGGTCTCTTGAAGCCAATTGTAATGGTCGATTTGTTTCAATTTAAATGTTAATTGTTCTTGAATACTAACAAGCAAATTACAGGCCAGTAAATAGTCCTGTATAGTGGTCAATGTATCAGGTAAATCTTGTCGTTTTTGTAGAAAAATTTGTTTTTTATTTGATTTATCGTCCAACAATGTATCAATATGGAATAATAGTTGGTCTCCTTGACTTTCTAAGGTCTCTTCGTCGTTTAAAAATTTATCGAAATAATAAGCAGGTAATGCAATTCCGTTAATGTCACTAACTTCTTCAAACATTCCTTGTGATGATTCCATTACCGTAGGTATATCTAACGGCAGTAAATCTAATTCTGTCTTGAAATAAATAGAATCCAATAAAGGACTCAATATATCCAAGGTCTCTTCAGAAATAAATCGTGTTAAATCAGTTACATTCACTCTACGTAAAGGAATACGTTGTAGTTTCTTCTCTTGATCCTTTGTTAATTGTGGTAATAATTGTTCATCTCCACGAAATCGCATATATTCTTTGTTTTTCATTTGTTTATGACTCTGATGTAGAAAAGGCATTGGTCTTGATGTTTCGGAATCACAGTTTTCGAATAAAATAAGTTGTTGAGACCCGCGCGTTGCTCCTACATAGATTGTATTCGGGCATTCATATTTGTCCCCATTTCTATTATAAAACATGAAATAACTATTGTCACAACCCAACAAACATACAAATTTACGTCCTCTTCCTTTGACTCCGTGCATCGTAGCAAATGTTATTTTGTTGTCGGATACTCTGGGATCCAATTGTTCACTTTCTTGATTAGGAATATGACAAGGTAAATTTAATTTGTTCACTAATAAATTCTCTATTCGGACAATATCCGGGTTTTTTCCTTTCACAGAAGCTGCTATAATGAATATATCTCCTGGGGTCAACCCATTCTTAAGGGCATTCGTGATTTGATATTCTAACACATTAGTTGCATTCATTTGGTTGTACCTTACGTATTCTACTTTGGGTCCTTCTCTACAAGCATTCATTCTTTGTTCTCCTAACAATACATTATTTACAAACGAGGCCATTTGATTGGTAATACGATAAGACATATGCATTTCAGTATGTTTAAAAGGTTGCTTTAGATATGGCAAACGAGACCAGATTTCTTCTGCTCGTGTCAAATATCGTTCATCTGAACCTTTGAATTCATATAAACTTTGTTTTTTGTCCCCTAATATCAACAATTGGATAGGTTTATTATAGTCAATCAAAAATTTAATGAGCAATTGAAAATATAACAAGGTCATGTCTTGGGTCTCATCAATTACTAACATATCAAACGATTGAATAGCTATTCGTGGTTTTTGTTGTTTTAATAACATTTTGCGAATTTCTTTATCTGTATAGCCGTACTCCAAATAGTAGTATTTGGCAAGACTATGAAATGTATGAATAACAACGTTCTCTATGGATTGTTCTTTTACTGAATCTTGCACATCTTTACGTAATGCCTTATTATAAGTAACTTGTAATATTTTCTTTGTTGGTTCTTTTTGTGCGATACCTAATACAGTAGTCGTTTTTCCTGTTCCTGCTACTGCTTGAACAACAACATTATATCCTTGTTGGGCAAGTTCGTATATATGTTGCTGTTCTTCATTGAAGTTATGCATAGTATACACTTATTGGTATATAGTATGCTGGGTTATTTCTATACTAGTTATAATTGACAAGACAACAACATTAATACTCCGTAAAAAATTAGTCCACCCAACGTTGCTAACTCAAGTATCATATGATATACAATTAGATAACACCATATACAAATTTATTATTCTTTATAAAGACCTAACTCTACATGTTTATTATATATTTCTTCAGCAGTATATACTTTATTATCTTCTGTATTTCCATTAGCTACGGTTGCCAATTGAGTACATTTTAACATACGTATAACGAAGACTACGTCTTCGATCTTCAAATTAACCCATTCAGCACCACTTGACCGAATTGCTGTTAGCACTTCTTTCATATCTGGTTTCTTAACATCTTTAAGGTCTGTATATTTACGCTTTCCATCAGGACCTTTGAGTGTCTTAATTAGCGTGCAAAATTTCTGGGTATTTAATTCTAGTAGGTCTTTTTTTGGCGTGTTGTCGGGAGGAGTGGGAGGTTGTAATATTTTGGGAGTATCTTGGGAATCTTGGGTATCTAGTGACACTTCACTAGGATGGGTCAGTGTCAATCCATTTTCAGATTCCTTTTCAGGGACATTTTCAGATTCCTTTTCAGGGACATTTACCTTTTCTTCAATAATAGGTTGTTCAATAGAACTCTGGCAAATACCCATAATGATATACATAAACAAAAAGTGTTTAGATAGTTTCTTATTTTTAATTCTTTTAATCTAGGGTCTCCTCCTTGACAGCATAAATTAATAAATCATTTTAGTCTAATAAAAATAATAGGATAATCAGTAATACTTCTAAAATAATATAGATACCAAAAATCAAGGAATAGCTAAGCGTGAGCTATTAAGCGTTTTCAATTTTAAAACGCAAAATTTCATTTTGGACATTTTCAAAAATGTCCATTTTCAAATTTTTACTTTTAAATTTAGTTTAGCTTATTAGCTTAGTTCAGCTCAAAGCATTATGCTGTAAATGCTAAAAAAGTAATTTCACATTGACAGCATAACTTTTTTTGCGGAAAAATGGGTGGGTGTAAAATGTGTTGCTAAAATATACAACAAATGACAACAGATTTTACGCCAAAAAACGCCAAATATTTTTGCGAAGTTTGTAACTTCGTTTCTGGAAAGAAATCTGATTACACAAGACATTTAGGGACAGCAAAACATAAAAAGAACAACGCTAATACAACGAAAATACATCAAAAAGCGCTTTATACTTGTGAATGCGGTAGGGACTTCAATGATAGATCAGGATTATGGAGACATACCAAGCGATGCAAACAGGTAGAACAAGAAGAGACCAAAGAAAATGTGTTATCCGATGGAACGCTGTTAGTAGAACTGATAAAACAGAATAATGAATTTAAATCATTAATGGTGGAGCAAGCAGGTCAGATCCAATCTCTACAAAAACAGATGATGGATATATACAAAGATGGAAAAACAGTGAATAGTCACAACACAAATAGTAATAACAAGGTCAGTCTGAATCTATTTTTAACAGAACACTGTAAAGACGCAATGAATATACAAGAATTTATAGACTCTATAAACTTTAGTATCGAAGAATTAGAGGAGACCAATAAATTGGGTTTTGTAGAAGGCATCTCTAAAATTATGGTGAATAAGTTACGCGAATTGAACACATATGAACGTCCTATGCATTGCACCGATGTAAAACGAGAAACATTATATATAAAAGAACATGATAGTTGGCAGAAAGATGACGGGTCAAAAACCCGATTATTAAATGTCGTGGAACATATTGCTAAACGCAGTGAAAAAGCATTGCCTGTATGGAAAAAGTCTCATCCAAATTGGGATCGTCCCGGAACAGATGATTGCGACGAATTTGTAGAACTGTTTACTAATCTGGCTGGGTTTCAAAATCCAGACAAATTCAGAAAACAAGTAATGAAAAATGTAATGAAAGAAGTAGTAGTATCGAGAGACTTATTATAGCTGGCAAGTGTCGTTTGGTTCATAATAGTATTCGTCATCATCTAACGCATAAGGAGCAGTTATACTCAAAACAAAATAGTCTAAATAGTTGAAAAATCGGTTCCAAAACATATAGATTTACTCAAGAAAAAATATATATGTTTTCAAAATATTACTTAATATGTTTACAAATATCATCTACAGATTGTTGTAGTTGTATTTGTCTATGCTTTTTAATAGGTTGTTTTGGAATATTTTCCAAAGAACTTTGAATACTATCGAAATAATCCAAGGAACTCTTGATGGTATCAATAAGGTTATCATATTCACTGAATACAACCGTGCCATTAATGTCCAATTGATCAGCAATTAAGGATTTTTCAGAAACAATTAATTTGTTAGCAAAAATAAGACGGTCACAACGAATGTGTTGAAAAATACTGAAACAGTCAAAGACATGAACGTTCACTATAATTTTACATTTTCGAATCAACTCGTCACGCTCTTTATTCCAACCCATTATATTTATGGATTTATAAGGCAATTTTTCTATTTTTTCCCATAATAGATTCCTGCGATAAACAATATGACTGTTGACCGAATCGTCTTTTTTTACAATCGCATTCACCATTCCAATATCATATTCATATTCACGTTCTCCATTAAAGAGTTGACAAAAGTCTATGGGATGAGCCTGATATGGTATCCATAAGGGGGTATATTTATAAGTGGGACATTGTTCCTTAATAAAGGCATTCATGATTGCAATATTAGCCTGACTGTAATCAGCAACACGAGCACCTGCCTTGA